CGGACCAAGGGAGCATTGTCGCAGAAGACCGCGAAGCTCATGGTCTTCAAGCTCGTTCAGGCCGCCGCAAAGACATGGCGCCGCCTGAAGGGCGCGAAGCAGTTGCCAATGGTCATCGAAGGTGTCAGATTCACCAACGGTGTCGCCGTAAACGGTACCGAAAACCGCGCCGCCTGATCAGGCCGTATCACCCAAAATCCCGCATAGCTCAGGGACGAAACAAATGCACTTCTTCTATCTCGATGAAACAGGCTGCAACGGTGCAGATTTGAATCCAGTTCAAGAACCTGTTTTTGTGCTTGGGGGCGCCTCAGTTAAAGACCAGGGATGGGTTGCAACGACTGAGGCCATTGAGGCCATCATTCGGAATTACTTCGCGCCCAATCCCATCCCATTGGCTTTTGAGCTCCATGCGCACGAATTACTAAGCCCTCACGGCGAGGGCCCGTTCGCTGGGCATGATCGGGGGAGAAGAAATCAACTTGCGTTTGATATGCTCGATCTAATCCGTACCCGTTCGCATCAAGTACATTTCGTTGCTTTGGACAAGAATTTGATAGCCGCAGAAGCAACGGGAGCCGAACACACCATTTTTGATGCCCGAATACCCTACCTTCTTGGGTTCGACTACATGGTGACTTTGATAAACCATCATGTAAAGGAGCGACTCGGGCATACAGCGCGAGGCATCATCATCTTGGATGAAAAGGAGATGTTTGATGATCAGATCGCGAGGATAACCCGATACAGGCGCTTTGAGGTTGCTAAGACGCGGCGAATAAAATGGCTGGTGGAGTTCAGTTACTCCATTGACTCGGAGAAACATCCGATGATTCAGCTCACCGATCTTGCCATATACTGCATCAAGAAGTTTCTTGAGATGGATCGTGGCTATCGTGATGCTTGGCCGCAAGCTGCCAAGGATTTCTATGCTCAATGCTTCGACAAAGTGTATGCGCGTGTTCCACAGAAGCCATTGGTGCAGCAGGCTGGTCAGCACGCGAACGGTGTCAATAGTCTGCTAGCTCGAGTGACCGTTAGGCCGCGGCACGGCTGGAAAGGACACTACGGACTCTAGTTGCCGCCACGCTCCAAGAGTAAGTGTCCCATTTGAAGTCCGACTTACACGCCGATTTTCTGTTCGCTCGGATTGGCAGTGCGATCCTTCTTCATGTCGCTGATTTTCCGGTGGCGCAGCGCTGACGCGCTGAACGTCTGGCCGTGCGCAAAGCCGACATCAGAGCCTCCCCTCCACCCAGTTCGCCACGATCAACCCCGGCACGCTGTCGAGCGCCCGTTCGGCGTCGCGGTCGAGGTCGAGCCGCTTCGGCAGCTTGACCTGCGAGACCAGCAGGAAGATCGGCACCGTCGTGCGTCCGCGGCCGGTCTTCGACCGCGACGCGACACCGAGCCCTCGGCTGTTCAGTCGCCCTTCCGCCACCAGCAGGCTCGGGCCGCGGCGACGGTAGACGAACCGCAGGCGCAGGCCGCGGCGACGTTCCCATTCGCCGGGGGTGAGCTTGGCGCCACGCAGGCCACGTCCGGCAGCCTCGGTCGGGATCGCGAGCCAGAACCCGTCTTTCGAGCGGATCAGCGGGCCCGTGTCGTGTGCGCCGACGATGACCGGGGCCTTGGACCAGACGAGCGCCGCGGCGTTGAGGCTCTCGGCGGCCTTCGGATAGGTCTGGCTCCGGATCGAATTCGCCAGCCGCCGGCCGAGCCCTGCACCGGTGATCTGGCCGCGCCAGGCGGTCTTGAGCCCGGTCCCGGCCTCGCGCATAGCAGCGGTGACGGCCTTCTCGCCCGCCTTCACCTCGGCGGCCATGGCAGCGACGAGGTCCGGCGTGATGTCGAGCTTCAGTTTCACGCAGGCCTCAGGTCCACGGTCCAGACGAGCCGTTCGCGGTCGCGCACGGGCTCGCCCTGGATGAGGAAGGCCTCGCCGTCGATCTCGATGCGGTCGCCGGGCCGCGGGTTCGCCACCTCGGCGAGGCGCAGATCCAGCCGGGTGGTCTCCGACCAGATGCGCGCGTCGCCGAAGCCGATGACGTCGTCCGGCCGGCGCAGGATCGCGCGGACCAGCGCGGGCATGCCGCCCTCGGCGGTGTAGACGACGTCGCGCGCGAGATGCGCGTCCGCGAAGAGCGCGTCGAGGGCGGCAGCGAAGGCGGTCATCAGGTCCGCCGCGCCGATCGCAGAACCTGCGGCCGGGTGCAGATCGGCAGCGGGTTGCTCTCGATTTCCAGCCGCACCCATTCGTCGCGATCCCGGTCGGGGATCGTGCGGGCGTAGAGCGGCTGGCCGAGGGTGTTCACCGTCTCGAAGGTGTCGGCGGGGGCATAATAGATCTCGAAGAGACCCTCGATACCCTCGGGGTAGAAGAACGCCTTGTCGGTCGGCACGGTGAATCCGACGCCGCCCCGATAGCGCCGGAAGGTGATGCCGCCGAAGCTGACCTCGTCGGCCACGCGACCGCGCAGGTCGGCGGCGGCGGCGGTGTTGAGGTAGGTCTCGCGCACCTCCTTGTGGGCGACGAGATCGGCGAAGAAGGCCGAGCCGCATTCGGCGCGAACCTGCACCGCCCCGGCTGAAAGCCCGCCCATCGAGTCCTCGACGCTCTCGATCAGCGCCTGGCAGCGCTTCCGCAGCGCCCCCGAGGCCGGGCTCGCGTTGTCGAGGTCGAAGTCGATCTCGGCGGCCGGCGAGATGCCGAACTCGGTGAAGTAGTTCACGACCGTCGCGTGGTCCTTCGGGTCCTTCACCAGCCCCTGGATGCCGTTCAGCAGGTGATACTCGAAGGTAGTTTCGGCGTCCTGGCGGAGCTTCCTGAGCCGGTACGCGACCTCCGTCTGCACCTGCTGGGTGGCGCTCTCGGAGCCGAAGTCGCGGACGGACTGGATCTCAGAGGCCCAAAGCACGTCCTGCTTCTTGAACTGGCGGCAGACGAAGGCGCGCATCTCGCGCCGGTCGGGCACCTGTTGCTCGTAGGCCGAACCGCGCTCGGAGAACGGGATCAGCGACAGCGTGCCGTCGCGGCTCTCGATCACGACGGTGCGGGCGCGCACGCCGCGCGGGCTGAAGAGGTTTGAGCCCGAGAGCAGCGCGGGCTTGTAGGGAATGTTCTCGAGCGCGCGGGTGAGCTCGACGATGGTGAAGGCATCGCCTTCGAAGATGTCCATGGTGGCCATGAGGATGCCTCCTGTCGGGATTGGATCAGCGGACGAGGATGCCTGCGGCGAGAAGCGCCGCGTGAGCGGCCGCAATCTCGCCCTCGCTGGGCGTGCCGGCGAAGACGAGGTCGTGGCGGTTGACGATGGCGGGCCCGCGGACGACCGCGACGGCGGGCGCATCGCCGGCGCTCGCATCCGCCTTGCCCCAGAGAACCGCGACGGCGGTCTCGGTGCCGTCGACGGCGGCTGGGTCGTGGGCAGCGTACTTGCCCGAGGCGGTGATCTTGCCGAGCACGGTGCCGGGCTCGAGCGTGCCCGCGGCGACGGTGATCGTCTCGCGGGTGTAGTCGCGGAAGGCTTCCCAGACGAGGAAGCCGCCGGGGTGGGTGCCTTCGACCAGCGTGGTCATGAGCTTATCCTTTCAGCTTGAAGGTGCGGGCGACGATCTCGCCCCAGGGGCGCGCGGTCGACGAGCGGCCGGGCTGCGGGTGATGCGGCGCGATCTCGGGCTCTGCCTCGGCCCTGGCGGCGAGGAGCGCGGCGCGGACATCGTCGAGGCTCGCATCCTGTTCGAGGAATTTGCCGGCCATCTGCGGCTGGCCTGCGAGGCGGCAGAGATCGATGACGGCCCGGGCATGGCCGATGGCTTCCGCGCGGATCGTGGCGGGGTCCGGCGGTGCGCCACTGGGCGGCGGCGCCTCGACCGGCGGCCGCGGGGCATCGGAGGCGGCAGTCTGCTCGTCCCCTGCGTCCGCGACCTCGTCGTCTTCGGTGGCGGCGTCGGTGGCCTCGGTGTTCGCGTCGTCGCTTTCGTCGCCGGGCTCCGGTTCCGCCTCACCCTCGACCAGAACCGGCGGCGCATTGCGAAAGCGGCCGATGTCGAAGCGCGCGGCGATCCGGACAGGCTCGATCAGCCGGTCGGCGAAGCCCTGCGCCACCGCGTCACCTGCATCGAACCAGGTCTCGGCGGCCATCAGCGCGGAGACCTCCTCCCGCGTCCGGCCGGATTTCGTGGCATAGCCGGAGACGAGGCTGCCCTTCACCTTGTCGAGCGCCTCGGCCATGGCGCGCATGTCCTCGGCCGTGCCCATGACGAGCCCCGCCGGATCGTGGATCATCAGGAAGGCGTTCTCGGGCATGACGATCTCGTCGCCCGCCATGGCGATATAGGAGGCAGCCGAGGCGGCGATGCCGTCGATCCAGACCGTCACGGTTCCCTCGTGGCGCTTGATCGCATTGTGGATCGCGACCGCATCGAAGACGGACCCACCGGGGCTGTTCAGCCGCAGATCGACGGGCGCGCCCTCGGGCAGCGCGCCGAGTTCGGCGAGGAAGCCCTTCGCCGAGACCCCGTAGGCGCCGATCTCGTCATAGATCGCCACTTCCGCACCCGTTGCCCGGGCGCGGATCGCATACCAGCTTGCCATGTCGTCACTCCTGTTCGGGGACCGGATCGGTCGCCGCCGCGCCGTCATCCGTGCCGTCCCCCGCGCCATCGCCGGGCTCGGGCCTTGTTGCCGGCGTCGCGCGGGCGCCTTGTGTCTCGCCGGGGCTCGTGCGGTAGCGCAGGCCGAGACCTGCCGCGCGTGCCGCGTCGGCCGCGTTCTCGCGGTCGACTTCCTCGATGTCGTAGCCGGTGGCCTCGACCACCTTGCGCCGCGAGGTGATGCCGGCCTCCATTGCCAGCACCTGCGCCTGGATGTCCTTCAGCGGATCGACCCAGTCCCAGCGTGGCGGAATCCACTGCACCGGCCGCGCCGCCGCAGGATCGGCATCGAGCGCACCCGACAGCACGGCAGTTTCCATCCAGCGCGCCCAGACGGGGCGGCAGAACTGGTGCACGATCACGCCATGCTGCAATTGGCCGATGCGGCGCCGAAACTCGACCAGTTCGGCCCTGAGGCTGGAATAGTTGGCCTGCCGGACGTCGCCGGTGACGAGGTGATAGGGCAGCCCCAGCGAGGCCGAGACCGAGAGCAGCGTCCGATACTGGAACGCCTCGTAGCTGCTGCCGACATCGGCCGGAGACGAGAACTTCACATCCTCGCCCGGCAGCAGCACCTGCATCGTGCCGGGCTCGAGGCTGGCAATCGCGGCACCTTCGGCATCGGCCGCGCCTTCGCCCATCAAGGGCTCCTCGGGCGCGGTCTTGGTGATGAAGCCCGCGAACATCGCTGCGGTCTTCTTCCGGTCAAGCTCCGCGTCATCGTACTGGTCGAGCAGGAACAGCCGCACCATGGCGGGTGCCACATGCGGCAGGCCCCGGATCTGGCCCGCGTCGATGGGCCGGTAGATGTGCAGAACGTCCCCGGCCGGGACGCGGACAGTATCCGGTACCGCCACCCGCTGGTCCGTGCTGTCGCCCGGATGACGGCGGCGGAAGTGATAGGCCACCCGCCGGCCTACGCGATCGAACTCGATCCCGCAGCGGATGCGGTTGCCGCTGGCCGCCGTCTCGGTCTTCTCGAACGGCAGCATCTCGGACTGGAGAAGCTGCAGCTGCAGCGGCACCAGCAGCCCGTCCTCGGCCCGGCGCGGGCGCAGCCGGACGAAGCACTCGCCCGCGACGAACATCTCGCGGGCGACCATGGCCTGCAGGCCGTAGAAGTCGGTCAGCCCGTCCGCGTCGGCCTCGTCGGTCCAGGCGAGCCAGAGCCGCTGCACCCGGTCGCGGAGGTCGGCGTCCCCGATCAGCGAGGACGGCTTGATCCCGTCGCCGACGAGGTTCGCGGCGAAGGCCTCGCAGGCATTGGCGGCATAGCCGTTCGTCACGACCAGTTCGCGGGACCGCGCGAGCAGACGCGGCCCTCCGGAGGCGACCAGCGCGTTGATGTTCTCGAGCGGCGGGTTCCAGCCACGCAGCCGCCGCTTCGCCATGGCGCCTTCGAGACGGGCGCGCACGGCAGTGGGGCCGCCGGTGGTCCGACGGCGAAAGCGGTCGAACAGCTTCATGGGATCAAAGGCCCTTCGCCGTCGTCACGCGCAGCTGCCGGACGATCCGCCGTCCCTCGACTGCGGCGATCTCGCGGTCCAGCGCCTCGATGGCCCGGTCGATCTCGGCGATGCTGCGATAGTCCACGGTCTTGCCGTCATAGCTGACCCTCGCCACCCCCGAGGACCGCTGCGCGGTCAGCGCGTCGCGGCGTGCGCGGAGCTCGGCGGCCGTGGCCATGGATCACCTAATGTAGCTCGAGCGC